AGAAAACAAGTACAAGAAAAACTTAGTCGCTCAAACGTAATGTAAGGGGTATTATAAAAGCACCTAACTTCTCATAGAAGCGGCGGCCCCTTGCGAGGGATACCCCAAGTGGAAGAGATAGTTATGGGTAAACCCTTTCTATCTACCGTACAAATTGTATGGCTAACTTTACTAGCTCAAGGCTAGGTCTCGTAAATGCTACGGGTACTAGCTATGACGCTTTATTCCTTAAAACTTTTTCGGGAGAGGTTCTGTCTTCGTTCCGTAAAGCAACAGTGTTCGAGTCTCTACATAACGTACGGACTATAGCATCAGGGAAGAGCAGTCAGTTTCCAATAATTGGAAATTCTTCAACTTCATATCATACACCTGGTACGCAGCTTACAGGTAATGCTATTAAGCACGCTGAAGTAACTATCAACATCGATGACAAGCTTGTATCACAAGTATTCATTGCTGACATTGATGAGGCTAAGAACCATTATGACGTGCGTAGCCAGTATTCTGTTGAGATGGGTAACGCATTAGCGTACACATTTGACAAGAACGTAGCAGCTACTATTGCTCAAGCAGCAAGAACCAGCACTAACGCTAACACTGACTTACCTGGTGGTACTCGTATCAAGATTGTTGCTGCAAACAAAGCAGCCATCACAGGTGCAAACTTAGTTGCTGCAATGTGGTCAGCAGCCGAGCAGTTTGATATCAACAACGTCCCAGAGAATGATAGATACATCGTTCTTGGCCCAACTGAGTACTACAAGTTAGCTCAGACAACAGACGTACTCAACAGAGATTGGGGTGGTTCTGGAGCATACGCAGATGGAACAGTCTTGAAGGTAGCTGGTATCAGCATCGTTAAGTCTAACCACTTGCCAACTACAAACCGTTCTGCTGTAACTGGTGAGAACAACACATACCACGCTAACTACACAGACAGCGTTGGACTTGTCTTCAACAAGCAAGCTGTTGGTACAGTTAAGTTGATGGACTTGAAGATGGAACAGACAGGATCAGATGTACATGCACTATGGCAGGGTACATTCATGGTCGGATCTATGGCTCATGGTACTGGAGTTCTACGTCCAGACTGTGCTATCGAAATCTACTGGGCAACCAGCTAACTACCGTGGGGGCTATATGCCCCCTCTTTTCTTATGGGTCTTAACCTCACTTCAGAACTAGAAGCAGTCAACAAAGTATTAAGGATGATGGGTGAAGCACCTGTTAACTCCTTGGCTGGTCAGTTCGGTCTTGCAAAGCAAGCACACGATACTCTTAAAGAAACAAGCAGAACAATCCAATCAGAGGGGTGGTCATTTAATACTGACTATGAGAGAACCCTTGCTCGTACTGCTGGTACTAATGAAATTGAATTGAGTTCAGATATAAGCAGAGTGAAGGTTGATCCTTATGAATACCCAGACAATGAGGTAGTGCAAAGAGGATTGAAGTTATACGACAGAAGAAAAAATACTTCTATCTTTACTGAAGATTTAAAAGCAGATGTTACTTACATTCTTAGTTGGACTGACCTACCTGAACATGCCCGTCAATTCATAATGACAAAGGCAGGTCGCACACTACAAGAACAGATACTAGGTAGTGCAGATCTAAGTAAGATAAACATTACAGCAGAAGCAGAAGCTAAAGCTTTGTTCATGGAGGAGGAGAATAATGCAGGAGATCACAATATGATCAGAGGTAATCCTAATCACACAGGAGTATTTCAAACTTATCAACCAAGTCGTACTGTTCTTAGGTAGATGCCTTTAATTAGTTCTGCTATTCCCAACCTCATCAATGGGGTTAGCCAACAGCCGCCTGCATTAAGACTGGCATCACAGGCAGAAGCTGTAATTAATTGTTTGCCTAGTCCAGTTGAAGGATTAAAGAAACGTCCATCAATGAAACATATTGCTCAGTTGTTTACTGGCACAGCATTGAACTCAGGTGGAACCAATCGACCTTTCATTCACATGGTCGATAGGGATGGAGCAGTTCAATATATGATTATTATTTACGAGACAAGTAGTGGGCCAGCCATCAAGGTATGTGATTTAGATGGAACAACATACACACCAAGCACACCAGATGGTGTTAGTACCCTTGATTACTTAGACAATACAAATTCTCCATCAGAGGGAATTAGAGTTGCAAGTATTGCTGACTTTACATTCATTGTTAATAGAGAAAAGAAAGTAATAATGGACACTGCTTTGTCTCCTGTATGGGGAACAAAGTCAATGGTATTTATAAAGGCAGCTAACTATGACACTGAGTACAGCGTCAACTTAAACGGCACAACAAAAGTATTTAAGACAATGCCAGCAGGAGGTAGGGAAACACCTGCATCCTTTACCACTAGCAGCACAACTGTCACAGTCACAGCTAATGGTCATGGCTTATCAACAGGAGATGAAGTCAAGATGTCATTCCCTGCTGGTGTCGCAGGAGTAGCTGGTAAGTACACGATCACAGTACCAGGTGGTAGTGCCAATCAATTCCAATACACAGTTGCTTCAGCCAGCACTGCTTCTGGTAATTGCACTGTCGTTTATAACCCAACACTATCTAACGTCACGATTGCTAATGAGTTAGCCACCCTGCTTGATACAATCTCAGGGTTTACTGTTATAAACACCGACTACATCATTCGTATTACTAAAGATGATGGAGGTGCTTACACCTTAAGTAGTAAAGACAATAGAACTGGAGAAGATACCAAGGCTATTAAAGAAGTTGTTGATGATATGAGTGACCTGCCAACCATTGCAGAGCATGGCTTTATTGTCAGAGTGCAAGGAAGTAAAGCAACACAACTGGATGATTACTTCATCAAGTTCAACACAGTAGCAGGTACTGGATTCGGAGATGGAACATGGAAAGAAACTGTTGCACCTGGTATTGAATACAAGTTCAATGCAACAACAATGCCTCATGTCTTAGTTAGAAATGTGGCAGCCAATGGAACTGTATCGTTTGAATTTAAGAAACATACATGGGGTGAACGATTAGCTGGTAATGAAACAACAGCACCTGAACCTTCCTTTGTCGATAGCTACATACAAAACATCAACCTCTTTAGAAACAGGCTGGTACTACTAGCAGATGAGAACGTCATCCTTAGCGCTGCTGCTGCCTTTGAAAGGTTCTGGCCTGAGACTGTGCAAACTGTTGTAGATAGTGACCCAGTAGATCTAAGCACTGGTGGTACTTCTATTAACTTCCTTGTCTCAGCAGTCTCATTCGCTAACACTCTTCTCCTATTCAGTAGACATGGACAGTTCAGGCTAGATGCAGGTATCAATGTCGGTTCTTCTTTAACACCAAAGACTGCATCAATCACAGCGATGACAACCTTTGACATGGCTGACACTGTTGACCCTGTTGCTGTTGGTCGTAACCTTTACTTCCCTATACCAAAGGGAGATAGCTTCTCAGGTGTAAGAGAGTTCTTCCTACCTGACTCCAGTGGTTCAGTTCCTTTATCAGAAGATATAACTGCAAGTATTCCTCGTTACCTACCAAGTAATATCTGTAGCTTTATTGCCTCAGTATCAGAAGAGGCATTGATTCTAATTAGTAAGGATCAACCTGGAAGGATGTATATATATAAGTTCTTCTATGAAGACGACACTAAACTTCAATCAGCTTGGTCTTACTGGGAAGTAAACGCAGACGCTGGTGCTAAGAAAATACTAGGAGCAGGTATTGTTGATAGTGATCTATATGCAGTTGTTGAATATAGCGATGGTGTTTACTTAGAACATCTAGTTATAAGACCTGAGAATGTAGATGCAGGTACAGAGATAGAAATCCTGCTAGATAGAAAGACAACAGAATCAGTGTCAGGATTATCAACAGCACTTGTAAACCCTGGTGCATTAGGAGTTCAAACAACTATCACTCTTCCTTACCCAATAGCAGCAGGATCACAGATGGTAGTAGTAGGAAGATACGAGTCAGGTAATACTCTCCTTAGACATGGACAAGTTATTGAGCCTATCGCTGATCTAACTACCTCTAACTCAATCACAGTCCTTGGAGATCTCAAGACAGTTCCAAGTTCAGGTGACAATGCAGGTAAAACACCACGCTTCTTTATAGGTGAAAGGTATGAAATGACCTATGAGTTCAGCACTCCTTACATAAAAGAAGAACCCCCTGGTGGTGGTGTTGCAATAGCAGCAGGGCCGAAACTACAGATGAGGACATGGACTGTCTTGTTTGATGAGTCGTCAGCTTTTGAGTTGAAAGTTACCCCTGCTAGTAGAGACACAAACACTTATCCATATAACGGAATTGTCGTTGGGCAATCACCTCCACTCATAGGAGATCCTTCAGTTCTTACAGGATCTTTCCGTGTTCCTGTGATGGCAAGCAATATAGATACTAAGATAGTAATAAGTTCTACGAGTCCACTACCTTGTCGATTCCAATCAGCCGAATGGGAAGGGTTCTATCATACGAGAGCGAAAAGGATGTAGCCTATCAAAGACGTACAGAATTAGAAGATATTAGAATTATTGGCGACAATATGAGAGATGAAGATATAGCTGAGATCAGAGCACAGTCAGGGTTAACACCTGTGGCTAGTTTGTTCTACTGTTTCTTTAAGAGTAACCCCTGCATGACTATGGTTAGCAGGCATGGACACCCAATGGGTATGTGGGGTGTTGTACCTGAATCAGAGACATCTGGTCGTATATGGATGTTGGGTTGTCAGTCAATGTTAGATGATGCACGTGACAAGCGTACGTTCTTAAGACGATCTAAGATAGAACTAGACAAGATTATTCAGGAGTATCCTGTATTATTTAACGTAGTAGATGCTAGAAACAAAATCCATGTTAGATGGCTTCAGTGGATGGGATTTACATTCATCAAAAAGCACTCAGAATATGGGCCAGAAGGTCGTTTGTTCTATGAGTTCGTGAGGATTTAATTATGTGCGATCCCGTTATTGGTCTTGGTATTGCTACTGCTGCTCTGTCGATCATGCAGCAAAGGGCTGCTGTCCAAGCACAAAATGCTCAGATAGATTTTGAGAACCAAGCAGCACAACAGCAATACGATCAACAAGTATTACAAACCACAGCGAATAGGACAGCAGAACAACAACAGAAAGTTTTACAAGAAGATCTCATAGCACAAACTACATCTCTAGCTAATGAAGACTTTGAAAATAGAATTGCTCAGATAAATTTAGGAATGATGCAAGAGTCAGCAGCATCAGCACAACAAAAACAAGCAGCACAAAAAGAATTTCTGGAAGGTCGTGGAGAAGTACTGGCTTCTGGTCGTGTAGGTAATAGTGTAAGTAGTTTGCTGGCTGACTATCGAAGACAGAAAGCAGCATTTGATTGGGCAACAGATAGGAATTTAGCCTTCTCAGGAGCAGCAGCGACACAAGATAAGAGAGGTGCAGCGATAGAAAGAGCAGGACGAATTACTAGCCAACAGCCATACTTAGAACGAATGTACCTTGACCCGTTAAAACCAATGATGCGAGGGAAAGCTAGTGGTATTGGTTTAGTTGGGTATCTAAGTGCTGGCTTACAAGGTGCAAGTGCTGGCTTAAGTGCAGAAGCAAGCCTTGGTCAAGCTGGTTACACAAGAACAGATACTGGTGGTGCTAAAACCTGGTTCAATATGTATAGAAAACCCTGATGGCTACTAAAAAATTCTCTTTCGGTTCTCCTGACGTAACTACTTCTAAGAAAAGAGGTGGTGGCCCTTCGATGGGAGCTAGTTCCTTACCTATTGGACAAGGTTTAGATCTAAGGATTCCAAGCCTTCAACCTCAAGCTTCAGGTGCTAGTACTTTTGTCGCTCCTACTGCACCTAGAGCAGCAGGGCCAACAGCAGTTCCACAAGGATCTACTGTTGCCAAGCCAAGTCCTGACCTAGATAACCTTGCAACATCACTTAAAAGTTTAAATACTAATCTTCAAAATTTTACGACTTCTTATCTTTCTTATGAACAACAAGAAAATAAATTAGCAAAAGAAAGAGCAGAAGAAGTTGCTGTCAAGCTTTCTAAGACAAATGGAAACTTGATGGGTGATTACAATAAACTTCTTGAGAAAGCAGATAGAGATAGAAATAGCAAGGTATTATCAGCACAACAAATAACATTAGCCGAGGATAATTACAACTTACTTAAGTCATTAGACCCCAGAGCAGGAGATTATTTAGCAAGATCTTTAGAATACCAAAAGGGATTACAGTTAATAGCTAATGCACCTGATTATATAAACAACTTAAGAGATGAAGATGACAAACCTATTATATTAAAACCATATACAGAAGATGGAACTCCAAGTCCATTAGATATTGCCTTAACTAAATACTATAGCGATGCAGGTGTTGGTACTCCAAGTGTTTTAATTGACTTAAGGCAATCGATGGTCAATCAAAATGCAAATATAAAAAGGACAGTAAGTAAACAATATGCTGATCAACAAGATGGATTTCATAAAGATGCTTTCATTTATGATATTAACAATAAAATAAAAAGTAATTTTTTAACTGAAAGGAAAAACTATGTAAAAGGAACAGATCTTACTGAAGCTTTTGATACCTTATTTATCTCAGGAATGAGCTTCAAAGGTCGTGAAGATATAGAGACTAATTTTAAGACGACATTAACTAATTTAGTTATAGCAAA